TAGTAATGCAATTTATAAATTTTATAACTTACGATATACTATATTATCATATGTTAAAGAGAAGTGTATTTGATAGGGATGAAGACTAATGCCAGCAAAAGAAAAAGAACCTGCAGTGTTAGGACATAATGAAGAAACATTTGAGTATTTCACTAAATTAGCTAAAGCACATAAAGCAAAAGTTTTGAAACAAGATGAACTAATGAAAAATATCGATAGTATTGAAAAATTAGATATTACAGAAGTACATAAAATTATAAAACAAGCACATGATGAATAAAACTCTCTTACAAATTGAAGATAGACAATTAACTATATTTGATGATGTTTATTCAGCAGCAGATAGAGAAAGACTTTATCATTTTTGTTCAACTAGGCATTTTACTACAGATGGAAGTGACACAGCAAGATTAGAATATAAAGGTGATTTTAATTTATACTGCAATCTACTCGCAGGGAATCAATTACAACAATCAAATTTTCTTAACTTAGAAGGAACTAAAGAAATACTTTCTATGTTAGATGGGTACGAGATTATTCAAGCAAGAGTTAATTTAAGCACACTACACGACAAGAATCGTTTTCATTGTGATGCTGCAGGATCAAACGATGTAAGAACTATATTATACTATCCTAATATGACATGGAATATTGAGTGGGGTGGTTATACTATGTTCACAAATCAAAATATGAGTAAATTAGAATATTGTTCTTTTTATATTCCTGGAAGAGTAATACTTTTTGATGGCACAATACCACACTGTATATCAGCACCAAGTCCATCAGCACCCACTTATCGTTTCAGTTTCGTAATTCAATACTACAAATAATAAACTATGACACAAGAACTATATAACGACATACGAGTTGACTACTCTCGAGATTCATTATTCGATGAAATAGGCAAAATTCGTATGAAAGAATCCTATATGAAGGATGATGAAACATCTCCACAACAAAGATTTGCTTTTGTAAGTAAAACATTTTCTTCAAATAAAGAACATGCTCAGAGACTTTATGATTATGCTTCAAAACATTGGCTATCATATTCTACTCCTATTCTTTCATTCGGAAGAAGTAAAAAAGGATTACCAATTTCTTGTTTTCTAAATTACATAGAAGACACAGCTGAAGGATTAGTTAAAAATCTTTCAGAAACTAACTGGCTATCTATGGTTGGGGGTGGAGTTGGTATAGGATTTGGTATAAGATCAGCTGATGATAAATCAACAGGTGTATTACCACATTTAAAAATATACGATGCAGCAACATTAGCATATAGACAAGGACGCACACGAAGAGGATCGTATGCTGCTTATCTAGATATATCTCATCCTGATATAATTGAATTCTTAGAAATAAGAAAGCCAACAGGAGATCCAAATGTTCGTTGTTTAAATATGCATCATGGTATTAATATACCACATGAGTTTATGGAACTTATTGAAAAATGTATGTTAGATACTGAAGCAGATGATAAATGGGCTTTACGTGATCCACATACACAAGAAGTTAAATCTTATATAAGTGCAAGAGATTTATGGCAACGTGTATTAGAAATGCGTATGATGACTGGAGAACCATATCTTCATTTTATCGATACATCAAACGAACATCTTCCAGCATTCCTTAAATCAAAAAATTTAAAAATTCATCAATCAAATCTTTGTTCTGAGATTATACTTCCAACCAGTGTCGAAAGAACTGCTGTGTGTTGTTTATCATCAGTCAATTTAGAATATTTTGATGAATGGAAGAAAGACGATCAGTTTTTAGCAGATATAGCAGAGATGTTAGATAATGTTCTTACATATTTTATAACTCATGCTCCGAATGCTATATCAAGAGCAAAATACTCAGCTGAAAGAGAAAGAAGTATCGGAGTTGGTGCACTCGGTTTTCATGCTTACCTACAAAGCAAAAATATTCCATGGGAGTCTGCAATGGCAGTATCTGCCAATACTCGAATGTTCATGCATATTAGAAATCAATTAGATAAAGCGAACATTAAACTTGGAAAAGAAAGAGGTGAAGCACCAGATGCAGTTGGAACAGGACAGAGATTTTCTCATGTAATGGCAATCGCACCTAATGCTTCATCTTCTATCTTAATGGGAAATACTTCACCATCAATTGAACCATTTAGAGCAAACGTTTATAGACAAGATACTCTTTCTGGTGCGTCTATAAATAAAAATAAACACTTAGATAAAATAATTAAAAAAGCTTGTGAAAAAAATAATAAGCTTGATTATAATGAAATTTGGTCGAGTATTATAATGAATGATGGTTCGGTTCAACACTTAGATATATTAAAAGAAAACGATAAAGATACTTTTAAAACAGCTATGGAAATAGATCAACGTTGGGTTGTAGAACACGCAGCAATACGTCAAGAGTTTATTGACCAAGCACAATCAGTTAATTTATTCTTTAGACCAGATACGGATATTAAATATTTACATGCTTGTCACTTTATGGCTTGGAAAAAAGGTTTAAAGACTTTATACTATTGTCGTAGTGAGAAAATTGGTAAAGCTGATAAAGTTGCTAAGAAAATTGAACGAAGAATCATAGAAGAAATTAAAATAAAAGACTTAACAAATGAGGATACATGTTTAGCTTGCGAGGGTTAAGAATATGGAGTGTTTTACTCCTTTTAACAGTATTAACATCTTGCATTCCTGCAGCAATACTTACAGTTAAGAAGTTATTACCATCAGCATATGATGATAATGAAATGTTAATGATTTCAAATCTAAGATATGATGTACGACAAGTACAATGCACTGGTGACAAATCACACGAAACCATAGTAAAAATATGGGAAGGAAAAGAAAAACTGTATTACTATTCATCAGCAAAAGAAAATGAAGATGTTTTAAAAATGGTAAGACCATTTTCTGAAAGTATGAGAGGTCTTTATGACTCTTCAAAATCAGGTTCAATGAAAGAACTTTATTGTGTTGAGAAAGTAATTAATTTAACTAAGCAAGTAGATATTATAGCAAATGCACTTGCAGCGAGGAACAAATAATGACTATAAATGAAGCAATACAAGAAATGCAAGCATTAACACAATCTGATAATGCATGGTTAAGAGAAAAAGCAACTAAAGTAATAAGATATAATCATCAACATGACACAGGACAACTATCAACAGCTGAATATACAGATCTATTAAATGATTTGGCTCGTATTGAAGAAATACAAGAGGAAGCTGATACAATGAAATATAAAGCAGCAATTGAAAAGATAATTACGACTACATTTTCATTACTTAGTTAATATTATGTTCACATTTAAAAATATAGATAATTGGTTCACTGACGAAGAACGTTTAAATATAAGAAATAAAGTTGAAGATTTAAAATCTGATTGGAAACATATAAAAGATTTTCCTTTAGCAAAATCTGCTAAACTTTTAGCAGCACAAGATCCTGAACTTTATAAGTCAGCTGAAAATCAATATTTTTTAGGTGATGCTACATATGTATTAGAAAATCTAGATCAAAGAAATAAATTTTTATCAGAAAACTTAAATGTTTCATTCTTTGATTTATATGGAAAAATAATTAGTACAATTAAAGATATAACAGGATTGCCTACTTCTTACTTGTCTGAATATCCACGTCCTGGATTTCATATATTTCGAGGTAAGCAAACACCACATCCTTTTGAATATCATATAGATACTACAATATGCAGATATGATACTAATTATAAACCAGAACAATGTTATTCTTTTTTATCTTTAATTGAATCGCCAAGCAGTGATCCTGCTGGTTTAGAGTATAAAGATACAAATGATTTTGATGCTTTAAGAGATTATCCTGAAAAAGTAAAACTATATAAATTAAATACTTTCTATTATTGGAAAGGTGATCATTTTCATAGGATGAAAAAGTTTGGTATGAATGACGGAGAAAGTAGAATTACTTTACAAGGTCATTATGTACTTAAAGATAATAGAGCATATATTTACTGGTAAGATTATGAAACGTTTTTCTTTTGCTGAAATACAAAATTTCTTTTCAGAGGGTGAGCGAAACCAAATAGCAAGAAAGGTTTTAGAATTAAAATCACATTGGAAAAAATTACACGACTATAATGTATATAAAAATAGTCTTGATTTAAAGTCTGATTATTCTAAAAACCAATATTTACTTGGTGATAGTATATATCCACTTACTCCCAAAGATACAAGTGAGATAAATAGAGAAGTTCAAGGAATACTTTTAAAAGAATTTAAAGACTTAATATATAAAAAACTAATTGAAAATGTTGGTAAGTGGTTTGAAGTATTTAATTATAAAGAAACTGAATTTTATCCAAATTTACCAATTCCTGGATTTCATATATTTGACGGAAAACAAACTGCTCAACCATTCGGATGGCATACTGATACGACACTTTGTTTATGGGAAGATAATATAGATCCTAAAAGACTGTTTTCTTTTTTATCTCCTATTATAATGCCAGAAAGAGGAGCACACTTAGAGTGGTTAATGCCATCAGGAAAAGAAACTATGATACCATATGAATATGGAACACTTCATATATGGAATGGTTTAGAACAGCATAGAATAGGTCGCCACGCATTAGCTAATTTTGAAAAACGAATTACATTACAAGGACATATTTACATTAATCCAAACGGAAAAGTACAATTATTTTTTTAACTTAACACACAGAGGAACATGAACGTGCCAAAAGCAACAGAGACTTTATCTTTAACAAAAGAAAGAAATTATTTTAAACCATTTAATTATCCATGGGCATATGATGCATGGCTTAAACACGAGCAATCACATTGGTTGCATACAGAAGTACCAATGTTAGAAGACGTGAAAGATTGGAAAAGTAAATTAACACCATCTCAAAAGAGTTTTCTTACAAATATTTTTAGATTTTTTACACAAGGGGATATTGATGTAGCAGGTGGTTATGTGATGAACTATCTTCCATATTTTCCACAACCAGAAGTAAGAATGATGATGTGTGGATTCGCAGCACGTGAAGCTTTACATATAGCAGCATATTCTCATTTAATTGAAACATTAGGTTTGCCAGAAGCAACTTATAATGAGTTTAATAATTACAAAGAAATGGCAGCAAAACATAATTACTTTGTTGACTTAGCATCTAAATCTACAAGCAAAACAAGTATTGCTACAAGTATAGCAGCATTCTCAGCATTTACAGAGGGTATGCAATTGTTTTCATCTTTTATTATGTTGTTAAATTTTCCAAGACATGGTTTGATGAAAGGTATGGGACAAATTGTCACTTGGTCGATAGTAGATGAAACACAACATTGTGAGAGTATGATAAGATTATTCCGTACATATATAGAAGAGAATAATGAAATATGGAATGATTCTCTTAAAAAGAAAATATATGATATCGCTGAAAAAATGGTAGAGTTAGAAGATAACTTTATTGATCTTGCTTTCTCAATGGGCGATATGCAAAATTTAAAAAAAGAAGAGGTGAAAGAATATATTCGTTATATTTGTGATCGTAGACTCATATCAATGGGATTACGAGGTATTAATAAAAGAAAAACAAACCCACTTCCTTGGGTAGAAGACATGATAAATGCTCCAATACATGGAAACTTTTTTGAAAATCGTATTACTGATTATGCAAAAGGATCTTTAAAAGGTAATTGGGGTGATGTTTGGGGTGCTAAAAAATAATGAAAACGCAAACAGTTAAATTTCATTGTATGTCTTGTGATACAGAGGGTAAAATTTCATTTATTACTCAAGATGATACATTGTCTAAAGCAGATGTTGCTTATTGTCCAATGTGCGCACATGATATAGCTGAAAATAATGACAATGATGAAGTTGAAGATCAAGAACAATATGAATAAATATAAGTATGACACAATGGTTATACGAAAACAAAGAGTTCATTAATCCTTCAAAATATTTCGGATTTATATATTCTATTACAAATCTTTTAAATAATAAAGTTTATATAGGAAGAAAATACTTTACTTCTGCTAAAACTAAACAGCCACTTAAAGGAAGAGTTAATAAAAGACGTTCAAGAATAGAAAGTGATTGGAAAGAATATTGGGGATCTTCATCTACCTTTTTAAAAGAAATAGAAGAAACAGGAAAACAAAATTTTAAAAGAGAAATACTTCGACTTTGTAAAACAAGAGGAGAAGTTAATTATTGGGAAGTAAAGTATATGTTTGAATTTGATGTATTGAACGCAAAACTTCCTAATGGTGAAAACAAATATTATAATGAAAATATTATGATGAAATTTACAAGAAATAATATAGGAAAATGATTCCTTTAAAAACTTTTAGATTTCTAGTAGTAATTAACAACAAAACTCCAGGAATTATAGTCGAACAACGTGCCATGAACGTGACTGATGCTACAAGAGCAGTACAAGCACAATATGGTAAAGATAGCAAAGTTGTATTTTATGGTTTTGGAAACGAAGGAAAGTAATAAATGAAAACCTTATTATTAATTAACGCATTATTTCTATCTACTATCGCAGCATTTTATGCGATTACTGGGTTAATAGCAATATTTGCAACAGCTGTAATACCAATAGCAATTATGGGTACAGCTTTAGAAACAGCAAAATTAGTAATTGCATCTTGGTTATACAGAAGATGGAATGATATAACAAAAGTAATGAGATATTATTTTAGTGTATCATTAGTTGTACTTATGTTCTTAACGAGTATGGGTATTTTTGGCTTTTTAAGTAAAGCACATTTAGATCAAGCAGTACCATCAGGTGAAGTATCTTCTAAAGTTTATATATTAGATGATAAAATTAAATATCAAAGAGATATAGTTTCAAGAAACCAAAAAACTATTAAACAATTAGATGATTTAGTTGAACAAAGTATCGGTCGTACTAATGATGAAAAAGGTATTAATGCTGCGACTGAATTAAGACGCAAACAAGAGGGACAAAGAAATAAATTAGTTTCTGAAATAGAAAAAGCACAAAATACAATTAACAATTTAAATAATGAAAGAGCACCAATTGCAGGACAATTAAGAAAGATCGAAGCAGAAGTTGGTCCGATTAAATATATTGCTGCTTTAATATATGGTGATAAGATAGATGAAGATCTACTTGAGAAAGCTGTAAGATTTGTAATTATTATTATTGTATTGGTATTTGACCCATTAGCAGTTATGATGTTAATTGCTTGGAACAGAGAAATAGTATTTACAAGTGGAGTAAAACCACAAGATCCAACTCCAACAACACCATTAACAATATTACCAACTATTAAACCATTAACAGAAGTAAAAGAAATAGTTAAAGATATAAAAACTGAGATAAAATCTAAATTAAAAGAAACTTTAAATAAAGTAAAAGAAAAAATAACTGATGGTAATTCATATTTGGAACGTAAGCGAAAAGAAAGAGCAAACGATTTATCAAATATAAATACAAATAAGACACCTACTGCGTTTTATGAAATTGATAACGTAGATGTGTATGAAAGAAAATCAGATATAAAAGAAACAATAACAAGACCATTAGATGGAAGACCAGAAGAACCTAAAAATTCTGTGATTCCTAAGAAAGAATAATTATGAATAATGAAGAAATTAAATCTTTATGGCGACCAGCGATTGCTTGGCTGTATATTGCTATTTGTTTTGTTGACTTTATGGTATTCCCTATTTTATGGAATGTGGCACAAATATCATTTTTAAAAACAATAGTGATTACTGCATGGACACCATTAACACTACAAGGTGGTGGATTATTTCATATTTCAATGGGAGCAATATTAGGTGTGACTGCTTATGGGCGAACACAAGAAAAAATTAATGGTTCATCAATTACAACAACAGTAATGCAACCACCAGCAACAAAACCACCTGTACCAAATTTTCCAGTTCGTGATTAATATGACTGAAAAAAACTAAACAAACAACTTAAAGATAAATTATGGCAAAACGTGCAGCAAATTATGGATCAAATACTAAGAGAGAATCACAACCAAAACGTACAAGTATTGGAAATGGATTTCATAGTAGTTCTATGATGAATAAGCATAAGCGAAGATCGTTTAAAGCTTATCGTGGTCAAGGTAGACCCTAATAATAAAGGAGTACAGAATGAAAAAGTTAATTGATAGAATAAAAAAACTATTTAAAAGATGCGTTTGTAAAAAATAAATTATTTTTATATTATGAATAATGTTATGAAATATGTGATTACAGGACACAAATCTGGTATAGGTAAATCTATATTTGATTATTACGCAAAACAATCTGATACATATTGTATAGGTTATGACAAATCGCATCATTTAGATTTAAATGATCCAAAAGTGCATTCAGACTTTATAGGAAATTGTAAAGATGCTTCAGTAATAGTATTGAACGCACACACTGGACAACAACATACATCTTTAGAGAATCTTTACAATCTCTATAAACAACAATCAAAACATATAATCGTAATGGGTTCAATGGTAAGTAAATTATGGAAGACTCCACAAGAAGTTCCTCAAGGATTTGAAAACTATTGGTCACAAAAGAAATTACTTGATAAATCAATAGAAGAATTATATAATCCAAACATCCCTTTTAAAATTAGTATTATTCGTCCAGCTTGGGTTGATACTCAACTCGCACAAGAATATTCAGGAAAAAAATTAACAATAGAATC